AGCCGAGTGGGATAGCGGTGCGGTCTATGTCTATCAGGACGATAACCGGTTCACGCCGGCGCGGCGCCAGATCACTCTTTCAATCGGGTTTACCGAAGGCGGCGGCAACCTAAAAAAGGTGCTTGAACGCTATATCGAGGAGGGCGGGATTCTCGCTAAAGACTTGAAAGCTTTCACGCCTGGCCTGGGGGACAAATCCCGCGGCTCTCTGGCCGGCAACCACGCCTTTATCGATTTGCTCAAAAAAGCCGGCAGCGACCCGATCATGCAACGAGTTCAACGTGAGGCATTCGATTCGATGTACCTCGAGCCGGCGATTCGTTGGGGTGAACAACACGGCTTTACACTGGACCTTTCATTCCTGGTGATTGCCGATTCCTATTTGCATTCGGGCTCGATGCTGGGCTTTTTGATGGCCAAGTTTCCAGAGAAAAAACCGAATGCTGGCGGCGATGAAAAGAAGTGGATCACCGATTATCTGAACGCGCGCCACGGTTGGCTGGAAAACCATTCGAACAAAATTCTCAACAAGACGGTTTACCGGGCGGATTGCTACCTGCGCGAAGTCGAAAAAGGCAATTGGAATCTCGACCAGGGACCTTTGGTGATGAACGGAACGATCGTAAACCTCGTTTGAATGAGCGCTGTGATAGGAAGTTGGCTAGCTCTGTTTCAATGCACCTGTGGAGACTAGTATTAGCGTGGGGCTGCCTGATCTCGTTTTTCGGGATACCGCTAATTTTTTTTGGGATACACCTGGTGGAACTAAACGCGAGTCCGGCCTGGGGAAGCCGGGCGGTTGAGTTTCGGTATTTAAGCGACTACTTGAAGACGGTGACGGCGATAATTATAAGTCTGGCCGGGCTGGGGACGGTAGAGGTTTTTAAAAAGCAATAATCCATGAATGAGCTTAGCCAAGTCGTCCTAGCCTTCTCAGAATGCCCCTGCTTCATCGCTCAGGACACGCCAGGGCCTTACAACCAGCGCGAGCTAGCCAATCTATGGCTTGACTGGGTAGCGGAGCTCTCAGCCGATTCTGTGCGCAAATACGACCTGGTCCTGCTCTGCCCGACCAACGCCGAACTGCCCGAATCAGTGAAGGCCTGGGGCAAGCTGACCAGGTTTGTGGAGAATCACGCGATCGCTTCCTGGCCGCTGGGCCCAAACCGGGTTTTTCAGCAGGTACTCTGGTTTTACTACCACAAAAAATTACGCGGCCCTTTTCTCTGGGTGGAGGCCGATTGCGTTCCGCTGACGCCGGACTGGATTGACGCAATCGCCGATGAGTATCGCCGCGGCGACAAGCCGTTCATGGGAGCCATGGTCGACCCTGATCCTCCGAAAAATAAGGCGCCCAGGCACATGACCGGCAATGCCGTTTATCCCGAGAACGCTTATTTGCTAGCGCCACGCCTGATGGAGGCCCACCACACCGCCTGGGACGTTCATGCCGCGCCTCAGATCCTGCGCCAGGTCCATCCTACGGACCTGATTCAGCACGACTGGCGCTCTCCGGAGATCCGCGATCGGGACGATCTGCATAGCCGGCTGCGACCAAACGCCGTGCTTTACCACTCGGACAAGTACGGCGCGATCTCGCGGATTCTTGGCGCGCGGAATGGTTCGGCGCCAGCGCTCATTGAGCCCGACGTGCCGATTCTCGAATACGCCGCTAGCAAGGGCATCACCGCAGCCGACTTGGTGGGCTCCGGTCAGAACGAACTGGCTGAACTGCTCGATAAGCGTGTACACGTCCTGACATCGAGTTCCTGCTTCACAAACCTCCAGATCGACGACACTCTTCGGCTCTTGAAGGAGATCAGCGAAACAGATCCGTTCGTTCGTAAGAAGATCGCGAAGTTCATGGTGACTAACAACATCGTCAATCGCGATCACTTCACCCAACCCAAAAAAGGGACAAAACGTGCCAGGCCGATCGAGATGACCGACGAGGAATTTCAGAAACGGGTAAACGCCAAAAAGTCCGATGTTCCAGCAAGCGCTACAAGCCGATGATGAACTTTGGCCCTTCTATTTCGAGGCATTTGGTGAGCTGCCCACGATTCAGAAATTGCTCTACTGCGGCCGTCACGAGCCGGATCCGGAACTAATCGAGTTCTATCTGGGCCGCTACGAGTATCGCAAGCGGGCTATCCAGGCGATTTGGAGCCCGGAGGACGTTTTCTGGCACGATTGGATCGATCGGGCGCTCCATTCTTTCTGCGACTACAACTGGATTACCTGGACCGGGCCGGCCGGCAGCGGAAAGAGTTTCGAGGCCTCGCTCTTCGCGCTCGAGTATTGGATGGAGGAGCCCGACCGCACGAGCGTCATCATGGCTAGTACCACCAAGAGCGCGCTAGCACGCCGGCTCTGGTACTACGTGCAGGACCTCCACTCGAAAATCCCCTTGGAAGCCGGGCCGAAAGGCGACCCGATCTACAGCGAATACCTCATCCGCTGGAAAGCCGGTGATAAGAAAAACGGGATCTTCGGCCTGGCCGTCGAAGATGGTCCGCTCGAAGAGGCTCTGCATAACCTCATCGGGTTTCATAACAATCGAGTTTTACTCATCGTCGATGAAGCGCCCGGCGTGCGCGAGGCGCTCTTCCAGGCCTGCGACAACCTTAGCAAGAACCCGGAATTTAAATGTTTGATGATGGGCAACGCGGAGAGCCGCGAGGACCCTCACGGCCGGTTCAGCGAGCCGCTATACGGCTGGATCTCAGTTGACCCTGAAAAGGATCAGCAATGGGAAACTCAAGGCGGGATGGCCCAGGGCAACGGCGTCTGCGTCTTCTTTGACGGTCGCAAAAGCCCGGCGATCGTCGAAGAGAACGGCAGGGAACGGTTTCCTTTTCTGATCAATCAGGACCAGATCGATGCCGCACTGGATTTTTACAAGACGCCCGACGATCCACGTTTCTGGAGCCAGTCGATCGGCTTCTGGCCTCCGATCACTCTCAAACGGACCGTGCTCGACGAGCGCATTGTCAACAACAACCACTGCAAAGAGCCCGCCAACTGGTACACGAGTTATCTTTGGTGCGCGGCGCTTGATCCGAGCTATGAAGGGGGCGACCGCAAGGTCTTTCAGGCCTTCAAGATGGGCCGACTCGGGCCGGACGTGGACAACCGTTGGCAGATCGAATTCGCCAAGCCCGTCGAGCTCAAAATCTCGATCAAGGAAGAAGCTGAAATTCACTATCAAATCGTCAATCAGTGCGTAGATTTGTGCGAAGTCCTGAAAATACCGCCCACCCGTTTCGCCATAGGTTCCAGCGGTGAAGGCGGCGGCCTGCTCTCCATTTTCAGACGTGAATGGGGAGCGGTCGTTGGGATCGAGGAAGCCGGCTCTGTTTCCGAGCGGCCGATCTCCAACTCGAACCCCAAACCGTGCAACGAGGAGTACGATCGCGTGGTGACCGAGCTCTGGTTTGCCGTGCGCGAGTTCGCGATCCACGATTGCTTGCGCGGGATGTCGGACGAAGCGCTCAAAGAGTTTTACGCGCGGCGCTGGGGGATCCAGGGCCATAAGGTCCGCCTGGAAACTAAACTCGAGTTTAAAGGCCACTTTAAGCGCAGCCCGGACTACGGCGACGTTTGCGCGTTTTGTATCGAGCTCGCGCGCCGGCTGGGCGCGATCGCCGGCAACAAGAGCCGCGAGAAGGTCGACCCATGGGGCAAGAAGGACCAGGAGCAGTATGACGATATGATCTGTGACGAACGGAGCTTTTGCTACTCAGGAGCCGAATAAAAGAAAAACTATGAATCTACTTGTTATCATTCTGTTAGTTCTCCTGCTCTGCGGAGGATTTGGCGGCTACTACGGCTACAATACCTGGGGCCCTCGAGGCGGATTTGGGATAGTTGGCCTTGTGATTTTGATCATCATCATAGTTTGGTTCCTTGGAGGGAGCTCCTTTCATTTCAGTCGATAAATGCAACGTTTGGTTGAAAAGCACACAGTTCCCCCGGACGGCTACCGCTTCTTCCAGGCCGAGACCAGGACCACCGTGCGCGCGCCCGATTACGACAGCCTTTTTCGCGAGGTTGCCCTCCATCGCAAGGTTAACAACATTCCTCTGAGCGTGTTATGGGAAGCCCAGGTTGAGGACCAGCTCTGTCAGCAGCTGCCGGCCGGCTTCTGCAAGGAACAGGATCCGATGCTAGACCGTCGCAACGTCTTCACCCGCATCGGCTGGGACGATGTTCTTCGTGGAACACAAAGTTTAATAAGCTTTGTCGGCCACGGCCTGCAATACGTTGACCAGACGCTAGCCGAGTCGCGCGCTGCGATCTGCGCCCGCTGCTATTACAACGTTCAGGTCACCGGGCTCTGCGGCGGCTGTACCGCGCTGCAAAACATGGTCGCTACCACCACCCGCGGCCGACGTACCGGCAGCGATCCATTCCTCAAAAGCTGCGCGGTCTGCAAATGCGCTAATGGCGTTCAAGTGCACATGCGAGCCGAGGACCTGGCTAGCGGAACTCCAGCTGCCATCCTGGACAAGTTCCCAGGATTTTGCTGGAAACGCCAAGAACTGGAGGCAATCAGAAATGCCGAATAATGACGACCAGGACGACCAAGAGATCCAGCAGGCCAAGGCGAGATATGCAGCTAACGCGCAGTACGCTCTCCCTGGCCCTTATCAGACGAAATTAAATGACCAAGATGAGGCCGCGTTCCAGCAGTGGGTCAAAAAAACAACGTCCCTTTCGACCCTTCCAGCACTGCTGACTACGACATGCGTGGATTTTGGAAAGCATACACTCTCGGAGACCCCAGGGCGGCAACCGCTGTGAGCAAGTTTGATGACCAATTACATTTTTCGGATGTCTGGAAGACGCCGTATCACAAGACCTTTTCCAACCAGTCTATGTATGCCACAAAGGATGCTCCTCAGTGGGTAGGAGACAAGCTCATAGACTATTACGGAAGAGTAATCGCAGACGAGACTCCAAAGGAGGATAAAAAATGAGCTGGGAAAGCGTAATGCTCGATACGATCGAAACCAACGGCGACGGCAAGGTCACGATCCCTGAGACCAGGGTGCGCGATTGTTTCAGCGGCCGGCAGATTTGCATTAAGATGCTCGATAACGACCGGCTCCGGGCTCGCGAGCGCGCCAAGGTCCAGGGGATGCTGGACGGCAACGCGCCTTACGATCCGGCCAAGCTGCGGGCGATGGGCCAGGGATGGCGGACCAACCTCAACTTCATGGAGGGCTATTCGAACGTCCAGGCCGTCAAGACGCCCTACTTCGCCCTGATCGCTAGCGTTCCCGCCTATGCCGAAATAAGGACCAAGCAAGGCGGTCCGAACAAGAAGCTCTTCGGCGAGATTATCACTGAAGAGTTCTCGCGAATGATTCGGCGCTGGCCGGATTTTTCCTACCAGATGCAGAAGGCTCAGCAAGAGCTGGTAAAGTTCGGAATCGGGCCGGTGTTACTGAGCGACAAGTACGATTGGCGCTTTGAGGCACTACGCCACCGCGACTTGCTTGTGCCCGAACATTCTGCGGGCACGCTCATGAAGTGGCCGTTTTTCGCGATCCGGACTGAGATGCAGGCGATGGATCTCTGGGCAAAAGTGAAACCTGACTCGGTCGACTATTCCGAAAAGATCGGCTGGGATGTCGAGATGACCAGGCAGGCGGTGATGCTTTCATCCAAAGACCTTTTCAGCGGCCGGATTACCTGGGATGGCCGCAACTGGGAGCAGTGGCAGGAAGCCTTCAAGAACAACGACAGCTACATGAGCCTGGTTGCTAGCGAATCGCTCATGGTCTATCACCTCTTCGTTCGCGAGTACTCGGAGAAGATCAGCCACTACATCCTGGCCGAGAACGCCCTGATTCCCGATTTCCTTTTCAAGCGGATCGATCGCTACAACTCGATCCCGGAGATCCTGACAATTTTCCGCAACGACATCGGCAACGGCGATTATCACTCCATTCGCGGCCTCGGCCGGCTTCAGTATCAGCATATCGAATGCACTAACCGGCTTAAAAACCACCTCTTCGACATGGGCGTGGCCGGGACAGCGATCAACCTAAAAGCCTCCACCAGCAAGGCGCGCGACGAACTCCAGTTGATGCAAATGGGTCCGGTCAATATCCTCCCTCCGGACGTCGATCTGGTCCAGAACCGCGTCGTGGGCTTCCTCACCGACGCCATGAACCTCGATAAAGAGCTCAGCGCCCACCTCTCGGCTAACCTCGGCACCGTGCGCCGGCCTGGAGTGGGCTACCAGAGCCAGCGGCCAAACATCGCCCAAGTCCAACAAGACGTCATCAACACGACCCAGATCACTGAAGGCCAGATGATCCTGCACTTCATGGATTTGGACCTGCTCTACGAGCAAATGTATTTGCGCGCTAGCGATCCGAACTCCCCGGACGAGGAGGCTATAAAGTTTCAGAAAGCCTGTGCTGACAAGGGCGTCCCGATGATCGCACTGCGCGATTACGAGTACGTCCGAGCCACGCGCACGGCCGGCTACGGTTCCCCACAAATGCGCCAGGTGCGTTCCCAGCAAATGATGCCCTACATTGGGATGCTGCCAGAAAGCGGTCGCTACAACTGGGTCAGGGACGAGGTTATCGCGATCGCTGGGCCCGACAATGTCGACCGCTATTTCCCCGAACAGCAGTTCCCCACTCACGACCAATGGGAGGCCAACATGGAAAACGGGGTGATGCACGCCGGCCAGCACATCATGATCGCCGATGGACAGAAACACGCCGTCCACGCGGACGTGCATATCACCTCGCTCGAGCAGATGATCACCATGGCCAACAAGATGTATCAGAGCGTCCCGCCCGCTAGCGGCCTGGCTGCCATGATCAAGGTCCAGCTCTACACCCAAATTTGCGTGCCACACACCCAGGCGCATTTGCAGCTGCTAGCCGACGACCAGATGCATCAATCGGCCTACAAAGCTCTGAGCGCCAGGCTCGGGACCCTGAACAACTCGATCAAGCAAATCGATGCGATCGTTGAGCAGGGCCAGGAGCAGCAAAACGCGCTCCAAGGCGCGCAGCAAAGCGCCCAGACCAAGGACCAGATCAAGCTCCAACAGGCACAGAGCGAGATCGCGATCGAGCGCGCGCTAGCGGCTAGCAAGATCCAGAATCAGCATTTGAAGACGATGAGCCAGATCCAGACCAGCCAAGCTAAGGCCGCCGCGCATGTGGTTAGCCCGCGCCAGGCGATGACAGCCGAGGTCGCACAGGCCAATCAATTAACCAGCCCGATTCAACCGCCAGGCGGAATGGGCCTTAACGGGGGCGCCCCAGGCGCAGGAGCCGAAGAAATGCCAATGGAATGATCACTTACGACGATTTCAGAAAAACTGAGGCCCTCCGGACGGAGTTCGCCCAGTGGTTGCGCAGCGACATGGGATTGATCGTGATGCGGGTGATGCGTGACAAGTACCGCGCCGTCGACGTCCCACCTCACAGCGAGGGCATTGTCAGCGCCAGGATCCTCTCCCAGTTTCACGGCGCGCACGCTGCCCTCGATGATTTCGAGGCGCTAGCAACTCCAGCCCTCATCCAGGGGACCCCTGAATCTGAATTCGAGGCCTCCGTCACCGATCACGAAAGAATGCTCACTCCGGAAGAAGTTCAAACCGCTCTAAACCAAAGGCACCATGATGCTTGAAGGAATTGGAATTTATACCGGTCGGGATCCAGCCGGCCAGACAGCCGAGAACACGGTTACAACCGCGCCGGATCCGAACCCCCCTGCCCCACAACCTCAAAGTGTACCACCAACTGCGCCACCTAGTCCGCCTCCTGCTTCACCATCTCCGGCAGCGCCTCCTGTATCCGAACCGCCTACAGCCGCCCCAGATGCGGCCGCCGGGACCGATCTGGTCCGGGAAATGGCCAAGAACTTTGGCAAAACGATCGGCGAACAGCCGACCGCGGCCGAGCCATCCACGCAACCGCAGCCGGCCGCGGCTGAAACGCCCCAGGCGCAAAAGACCTGGCGAGACGAAGAACCGCCGGCCAATTTAACCAAAAAGGCCCATGAGAGCTGGCAGAACTACAAGGCTAAGGCCATCGCCGACGTTGAGGCCAGGGATGCCAGGATCAAGACCCTCGAGACTGAGGTTGCAGAAGCCAAGAAGAGTGTCCCGACAGCTCAGGCCGAGGTTGAGCAGCTCCGTCAGCAACTGGCTCAAACACAATCGATCGTTGAGCGGGTAGCGATCGAACGCTCGCCGCTGTTCAAATCGAAGGTCATCGACCAGGAGGACCTAGTCAGGGCGCGCCTGGGCAAAGTCACCGAAGGAACCGGCCTGACCGAGCAGGACCTCAACACGCTGCTCACGGGCAATCTCTCCGCGCGCGAGAACGTGCTCGAGACCAAACCGATCACGAGCTTCCGCAAAACCCAAATCATAGATCTGTTGAGCAAGTGGGACGACGTGGCCGAAGAGCGCGGCCGAATGCTAGCGCACGGCAAAGAGTCGCTCGCCGAATTCATCAAGCAGCAACAGGACGTTGAGACCTCGCGCAGAGCCCAATACATGGCCGAATGCGCCAAAGTCTTCGAAGAACAGCAAGCCCTTTGCCATCCAAAACTTGAGCCTTACCAGCCCATCGAAGGCAACGAGGACTGGAACCGGAACGTTACGGCCCTCAAAGCTGCCTCGCGCCGCATCTACGATGGCTCTGTAGATCGCGCCACGCTAGCCCAGGTCGCGATTCTCGCGCCGGCCGCTATGGTCTACCAGCAACTCTTTCAAGGCGCTCAGAAACGAATTACGGAGCTTGAGGCCCAGGTCAAGGGTTTGCGCGGTGTTGCCCCTACGGTGCGCGACCGCGGCGCCGATATTCCGACGCCCAATTCGCCGGCGCCCGCGCTCTCTTCGCCCAACGGCGATTTCGTCAAAGACATCGTGGGGAAATTCCAGAAGCTAACGGGAATGCAATAAACTTTGACAAAAAGCCGCAAAGTTTATTAAATCCGCCTTAGACCTTAACAACCCAGGTCCCTCGGTCAGGGTCCTAAGAGCTTAACATCGCCCCTCGGTTGGCTCGCCACAGGGGATTTGAACCAGACCAAAAGTCATCCGGCGTGTGCCGGGAAGTGGCTTGTGGTTTTTTTCCATTTTAAGCCAGGAGACCCTATGGCGACCCCAATTCCGAATACCTGTGCGGCAGTCAACAACCTGCTCATCCAGGAAACCGGACGTATCGCCGGCGAGATCAACAAGCGTTTGGTCCGCCGCAACCCGATCATCGGCTTGGTCCCGAAAAAAGAATTCCCTAACGGACTGGGCTACGTGATCAGCAACCTGACCTTTGAGCGTGCGCTGCCCGCTAGCTCCGAGGATACCTGGACCCAGGTCCAGCCATCGGACGACACCGCCGGCGTCAACGGCTGTCTGCCGCCCGTCGAAGCCATTCAGTTTGGCGAAACCTTGAGGACCTTCTTTCTCACCCACAAGGCCTTTGAAACGCCCGACTTCTGCATTCAGGACATTCAAACCTCCTACCAGTTCGAACGCCAGATTGAGCGCATGGTCGAGGTTTTATCGAAGGTAACCGAATGGGAAATCGGCAACCATTACTACAACAAGTACGTCGGGATCTGCGGCCATAAGCTGACGGTCTCAACGACGGGCGTTGTCGACAATGGCTCGGCCGGTTTCGATCACGCGATCTTGCCCAACGGCGAGCTCACTCAGGGTGTGCTCGAAGACATCTACATGACCCTCTTTCGCGAGGGCACCGACGAGAGCGCGATCGGTCGGGTGGACGGGGGCGACGTTTACCTGTTGGTCACCGGCTCGGAAGCCAGCCGGGCCATCGTCCGCGACAACCCGGACATCCGCCAGGACATCCGGTTTGCGTTCCAGGGTTACGGCGACAATAACACCCTGATTCAATCCCTCGGTGAGGCCAGGAGCTACGGAGGCTTTAAGCACCTCCAGATGCCTTACCCCCCACGGTACAGCTTTGACGGCACGAAGTACGTCCGGGTCGAGCCCTTCGTGCAGGTCGCAGCGACCAAGGGCACCAAATGGGAGCTTAACGCTCTGTACAAGAGCGCGCCCTACCAGGTCAGCTACATCTTTCTGCCCAACGTGATGTACGTGAACGTCTTCAACCAGGTGAGCAACGTGGCCGGGATGACCTTCAACCCGAACCTCGATTACCTGGGCCGCTTCATGTGGATTAACGAATGGCACCGCACATGCAACCCTGATCGAACGATCGGCTATTTCCGCTCGATCATGAAGGATGCCGCGGAGCCGATTCACCCCGAGCTCGGGTACGCGATCATGCACGCCAACTGCGGCGTCGACTTGGCGCTCCAGGGCTGCCCGTCCTAACAAAAAACTCGTGCTAGCCTCGGCCCCCCAGCGGGGCTAGCACTTTCCGGAAGGGAACTACCCCATGCCTGATCTAACGTTTCCAGTACCGAAGGGTTTTCAGCCGCCGGAAAACCTCGATAGCGACGACACCTTCCAAGCGATGGCGACCTTCAAAGTCGTCGACGAGAACGAGCTCCAGCTCGTGGACGTCGAAGGTTACCAGATCGGCGACGAAGACACCGAAGGCGACACCCAGGCTGCGGCCCAGGCCGACCAGGCCAACGCCGCTAGCGCGCTCCAAGGTGCTAGCAACGGCGCCGGCGGCCAGGCGCTGCCTAACCAGAGCGAAGACCAGACGCCGGCCGGGACACCCCCGGATCGGATCGGCGGGTTCGCCTCAATGATGGGCCAGAGATTTCGCAAGGCCACCGGCAGGAGATAAAAGGGAATGTCAGGACCCGTTATTTTTCCAACCTATGACCCAGAATGTGGGGATGCCGAGCGACGCAGCCTGATCAAGATCAACGCCCTGGAGAGCCGTATTAGCGCGACGCTAGCAGCCATGGCTTCGCCAGGAGGGGTAGCAGTGGCTCCTACGGCTTACGTCAACGGGAACCGTTATCAGATTCCCTCTGGAGCTGACCTCCTGGATGTCGGCTGTTACAATCCCAATGACACTGATGTCTGGGTCTATGTGGTGATCAGTCCAAATGGACCGCAACCGGGAATCCCACCCACTTTTCCCATCCGAGTCTACGCCCATAACCATGCCTATTACGAAGCGATGGCTTCCCATCTGAGCGTACCTGCAGGTGAGCGGTTCGATATTGCAGTTTCCTCTACCGAAGCCACCCTGACCTGGTCCAGTCCGGTCTACCTGGCGATCAGGCACTCCTAAATATGCCAGTCCTTAGCACACCTCCCGCACCGAGCGCGACCACTCGCGGCCCCGGTCCGCAGGGACCGTCAGGCCAGAGCGCCTTTACTTACACCACCGCTGACACTCCTGGCTGGAACGGCGCCGCCAACCTCGTTCTGCCGGTTCTTAACACTTCCTGGATGGCGCTGGGCGAGCCGGTGTTTATCAACAACCTCGGCACTTTTTCTATCAATGCGACTACGGCAACCCAGGTGACCTTGGTGCCTTTGAAGGTAGTTGCTCCCGGTAGTCCGCCCTTTGACATCCCCAACAACAGCATTGTCACCTCGGGCGGATTTCCAGGAGTCAACGGAAATCCGGGTTCTACGGGGCCGCAGGGCGTTCCTGGTCCGGTCGGCGCTACTGGCCCGCAAGGAATACAAGGGTCTCCGGGCCAGACTGGCGCGACGGGGCCAACCGGTCCACAAGGGCCAACCGGCCCGCAGGGTGCTGTTGGCCCACAAGGTTCGACCGGAGCGGTCGGTCCGCAAGGCGTTCAAGGGCCACCTGGAATTCAGGGCACACAGGGCACTTCAGGACCGGAAGGACCTCCCGGATCCCAAGGATCGCAAGGCCCTCCGGGTGCTACGGGTCCAGCTGGTCCACAAGGAATACAGGGAGTTCCTGGGCCAGCGGTAAAAGCTCAAGGTAACTGGAGCCCTACCGGTGTCTACGCGCAGGGCGATTTGGTTACCTGGAACAACCTGATTTATATCGCGCTAGCCGCTAGCCAGAACTCGCAGCCAGATACACACCCGACTTTGTGGGCAGTTTATTCCTCGATCGGAATCCAGGGGCCGCAAGGTCCTCCAGGCGGAACCGGTCCTGCTGGTCCTCCTGGGCCACAGGGAACGCACGGT